AGGCAATTTATGAACTGTTTGCCGACAGAATTGAAGGCGCAGTAAACGATATTTTCTACCTTCCTTCTTTAGACACATTTGTTTGGAGAGGTCTTAGGGAGGAAAATCGCGAGCTGTACTTCTCACTACTGTCTGTTTCTACTGGTGAGAGAGAGGTTGATCATTTTGAGTTTGTTGAAGAATTGGCTTCTGTTATAGCATCTGTTGAGGACCCAAATGAAAGAGCAGATATGTATCACGCTGTGACCCCTGAGTTTCTGCCCCACGTGTACAGACGCGTTGATAGAATTTTGAAGATTCGAGCTTCAATGGATCAGTTTGCAACAGTTGGTTCGAGGTCCTTTTGGTCTGAGTTGTCAAATTTTACTATATCAATTCCACGTTGGATAAAACTTTTGCTCTTAGCTGGAACAACTGGGGGTTTTGTTTATTACATGATGAGAAGCAAGAATCCAGTTACACGTTTATCTACACCGCCTACGGTCATCCCACCACAGTATGAGAAGACTGGTTATGCTTCAATGGCCATGCCTGTGAAGAAAGTAGTTTATCAAACTGCCCCACAATCGGATGAGACTCCAAGCATTGTTACGATAGAGGGGCCATCACTTCCATACCCGCCACAGTATGCTAAGGACCCAATAGCTTCATTGCAGATGCCTCTAAAGAAGAAAGCCCCATCGCCATTGCAGTATGAGAAAGTTCCTATGCCTTCATTTCAGCTCCCAGTAAAGAAGGTTATTCCAACTCCATTTGATCCAGCACCAAAGACGCTACCTCTTGAGAATCCACCCCCTCTTGCACGTCCACAATCAGCTGCTGAACTTGAGGAAGCACAAAAACAGATTTCTGATAAAGTCTGTTCTGTCTGGCGCTCAGGTGCTATACAGAATGGTTACTTGTTAGATGATAGGCATGTTCTCGTAAATAGACATTTTGTTTGTTGTGCCTATCCACCGCTTGTAGTTGATGAGCCATACCAGTTTAAATATGAAGTCTCTGGAGCTGACGTGACACAGTGTTTCCTAGAGGAGAGAGTTGTGAATATGGATAACCTGTGGCCGGTTGGACATGAAGACTTTGTGATTATTGAGTTACTCCAACCGTTGCCTGGTGTTAAGAAAGGTTGGGGTCATTTGGTGACGGAGAAGGAGTTGACTGCTCTTTACCCTACTACTGGAATATTAATCACGAGGAGTCCAAAGTTCAAAAGTATCATACACAGTTTGTACCCAGTCAAGCGTATGTTGCGTTCTGCCAAGGACACTTTCATAAACTTGGATGGTGCTATGAATGTCTTTAACCCATCATCAATCTTTGTAGATGGATTTACCTATCGAGCTGTCACTAGTGATGGTTCGTGTGGTGGTCCACTTATATTAGAAGGAACTGGGGGGAAGGTGTGTGGTCTACATGGTGCGGGCTTTGTTACACCTGATAGATCTGGAGAATGTTTGGCCCATCTTTTGTACAAGGAAATGATAGAGGAGGCCCTGCGTGAGAAGGGGAAGTTGTTCTATTGGAGTGACAATCCCAATTATGCAGAACCTGCACCTATATACTCGGGCCGTTTGGATGCTTTGAATGCGTTGTTCGTTCGGACACAATCATGCATAGATGTTGAAAAATTTGGTCTCGAGGTAGTTGGGACTACTGAGATGGCTTTTGCCACCCGTGGTTCCATGAAAACCTCATTTGTTGATTCGCCCATCTCACGATTTTTTCCATTTGAGCCTTTTCGAGTACCAGCTGTACTCACACCAAATGACAAGCGTGTACCTTATCCTTATGACCCTCGTCCGGACATATTGGGTAAGTACACACGCGTTGTTAAGCCACTGAACCACACACGATTGATGCGGGTTGTTGACCATCTTGCCACACAATTTTCAGCTCTGTATCATCCATTTAAGCCAACTGGTTTGTTGACGTTTACGCAAGCAGTAGACGGCGTTCCTGGTGCTCCATTCTATGATTCAATAAATATGCATTCATCACCTGGGATACCTTATTCTTTTCACGGCCACCATCGCAAGGCAAGTATGTTTACCATTGAAGGTGAGTATGTTAATGGTTCACCCCATTATCTACCCGTCACCCCGCTCCTGGAGGCGAGATACGATTCAATCGTGTCTGCTGCTATGGAGGGGAAAATGGTCGAGGTTTTATTTCAAGAATTTATGAAGGACGAACTAGTAAAGCGAGCTAAGGTTTTTGATAAACCTGCCACTCGTGGAATAGCTAATCCTCCAATTGATTTGCTGCTTGCCATGCGTTCCGCATTTCTTCCATTCATTGCTCTGTGTATGTACAACCGTTCTGAGATTGACTGTCAGGTAGGGATAAATCCAATGTCTGGCCTCGAGTGGACTGCCATAGTGAACAGGC